AAAAGTTTCTAATATTGGTGTACCTGCAACAAATGCCACACATGCATTTGCTAACATTGAATTTTTTGGTATTAATAAATTGATTGAAGATTATGTTGTAAGTAATACTGTAAATGGTAATACGACCGTTGCTAATGTAAAAAGAAACTGGGAATTCTTTAATGTAGTTGATGGTGCACCAAAAACTTCAACTTATGTAGAAGATTTTGGTAATACTGCAGCAAAAGATTTATTGCATATTGTAGTAGTAGATGAAAATGGTCAATTTACTGGTGTAAAAGGTACAATTCTAGAAGTATTTCAAGATTTATCACGCGCTACAGATGCTAAAAAGAATGATGGTTCTAAAATTTATTATAAAGATGTAATTAATGATGATTCACAATACATATGGTTTGCCAATCATAGAGCTGGTTCTCCATCTGCTAATGCATTAACTATAACAACTTCAACAAATACAAAACCATTAAACTTAACATTAAATTCTGGTACTAATGGCTCTAATGAATCATCTATACCAATTACTATACTTTCTAATGGATATGATTTATTTAAAGACAAAGAAAATGTAGATGTTTCTTTGATAATGGTCGGTAAACCACGTGGTGGTACTAATGGAACTCAATTGGCAAATTATATTATTGATAATATTGCGGAAATAAGAAAGGATTGCATAGTATTTGTCTCACCACCAGACAGCATTATTACAAGTAATAAAGGCGATGAAGTAAATGCTTTGATTAAGTGGCGCAATGATGTACGTGATACTACTTATGCTGTATTAGACACTGGCTACAAATATATGTATGATAGATATAATGATGTTTATCGTTATGTTCCTCTTAATGGAGATATTGCCGGTTTAGTAGCAAGAACAGACGCTACTAATGATCCATGGTGGTCTCCAGCCGGTTTTAATAGAGGTAAGATTAAAAACATAATTAAGCTTCGTTATAATCCAAATCAAGCCGCTCGTGATTTTCTTTACAAAAATTCAATCAATCCAGTAGTAACTTTTCCTGGAACAGGTACTGTACTTTATGGCGATAAGACTGCAACAGTAAAACCATCAGCATTTGGTGATATTAACGTTCGTAGATTATTTATAGTACTTCAAAAAGCAATTTCTGTTGCAGCAAAATATTCATTATTTGAATTTAATGATGAATTTACAAGAGCACAATTTGTCAATATGATAACTCCATATCTAAGAGATGTTCAATCACGTAAAGGTATTTACGATTACTTAGTAGTTTGTGATGAAACTAATAATACACCTGAAAGAATTGATAAAAAAGAATTTTGGGCAGATATTTATATTAAGCCTGCTAGATCAATTAATTATATCATTCTACAATTTACTGCAGTAAAAACAGGTGTTGAATTCTCTACTATAGTAGGTCAATAACCTGTAAAAGAATTAAGGAGTAAAAGCCGTGCCATTTAATATTAACGAATTTATAGCTAATGGTTTACCATTAGGAGGTGCAAGACCTACATTATTTGATGTTCAAGTTACATTTCCAAATGGTCAAGGTTTTACTGCACCTGAATTAGCAAAAGCACCAGAAAGATTAAGATTTACTTGTAATGCTAGTTCAATACCACCTTCAATTATAGGATCAGTTGATGTTGGTTATTTTGGACGCTTTGTAAAAGTAAGTGGTGATAGAAGATATGAAAATTGGAGCGTAAATGTTTTAAATGATGAAGACTATATAGTTCGTAAATCTTTTGAACTTTGGCATAATGCTATTAATGATACGATTGAAAATAGAAAAATGGCAGCGCAACCTGGTGAAAGTTCAGCTGCTGGTTATAAAGGCACTGCTATTATAAATCAATATAGCAAAACAGGTAAAATAATAGCACGATATACAATGGTAAATATATTTCCTATAGCACTTGAAGGCATGAATTTAAGTTGGGATGCACAAAATCAAATACAAACATTTGGTGTAACATTTGCATATGATTATTGGTTACCAGGAGCATCAAGAGGCGGTCGTTTAATAATATAGAAATTATTTAAAAAATCTTTTAATAAGGTAATTTTATGAAATTATTTGGTTTTGAACTTAAAAGATCAGAAAAAAATTATCCTACTTTTGTATCAAAAGTTGATGAGGATGATGGAGCTACAATCGTAGCTCCTGGTGGCGCTTATGGTATTTATGTTGATATAGATGGTACTATTCGTTCTGAAGCAGAATTAGTTACAAGATATCGTGATATGACTATGTATCCTGATATTGATATAGCTGTTGAAGAAATAGTAAATGAAGCTATTAATATAGAAGATGAAAATCCTATTAGTATAGTTCTTGATGATATTAATATTTCAGAACAATTAAAACAAATTATAATATCAGAATTTACAAATACTTTAAAAATACTTAATTTTAATAAGTATGCTTATGATATATTTCGTAAATGGTATGTTGATGGTAGATTATATTATCATGTAGTTATTGATCCAAATGATCCTACTTCTGGTATACAAGAACTAAGATATATCGATCCAAGAAAAATAAAAAAGATTAGAGAAGTATCAAGCAAAGATAGAGAACCTGCATTTGGAAATGAAAATACAGTAGTGTTGCCAAAAACTGTAAATGAATATTTTGTATATAATGATAAAGGTTTTAATATCAATACAAAATATAATACTGGCGCCACAACTGGTCTAAAAATAGCAAAAGACTCAATAATATTTGTACCATCTGGTTTATCTGATACTAATGGAACAATGGTATTATCTTATTTGCATAAAGCTTTACGTGTTCTTAATCAACTTCGTATGCTTGAAGATGCTATAGTAATTTATAGACTTTCACGAGCACCAGAAAGAAGAGTATGGTATGTTGATGTAGGCAATTTGCCTAAAGTAAAAGCTGAACAATATGTTAGAGATTTAATGATAAGACATAAAAATAGATTAGTATATGATTCATCTACAGGTGAAGTAAGAGATGATAGAAAATTTGCAACATTACTTGAAGATTATTGGCTACCAAGACGTGAAGGAAGTAGAGGTACAGAAGTAACTACACTTCCTGCAGGTCAATCTTTAAATAATATGGATGATTTATTATATTTTCAAAGAAAAATGTTTAGTGCATTAAATGTTCCTCTTACTAGATTGAATCCAGAAACATCTACATTTACATTGGGCAGAGCTTCTGAAATTACACGAGATGAAATAAAGTTTTATCGATTTATAGTAAGATTAAGAACTAAATTTTCACAATTATTTTTACAAATACTTGAAAAACAATTAGTATTAAAAAATATAATGACTGCTGATGAATGGAATGAAATAAGCAATGGTATAAAATTTAGATTTGCAAAAGATAATTATTATAATGAACTAAAAAATAGTGAAATATTACAAAATAGAATCATGACATATACCAACTTAAGTGCTTCAGGTGTTATAGGTAAGTATTATTGCGATGAATGGGTTCGTAAAAATGTATTCATGCAATCCGAGCAAGACATTTTGGAACAAGATGAAAAAATAGCTCAAGAAGCTCAAATGAATGCACAAATGAATAATACAACAGATGAAGATAATAGTAATATAAATAATGATAATGATGCTAATAATGCCGTTGATGAAATACTTAACAACGATGAATTAGATGATAATATTAAACTACAACAATTAATTTCACTGAAAGACTCATTGAGCAAAATGAATACAAATTCAAACATTAATAGAAATTTATTGATAAGAATTAACAGAAATATACAAGTGTTGCAACAAAAATTACAACAAAAAGCTGTAACAGAGGAATAATTTGATGACAAATTTAGAAGATAAAATTAGATCATTATTAAATTTTTCTTCACAAGAAAAAATATCTGATTTTTCAAAAATTTTTGATGAAGTAATGAGAGAAAAAGTATCACAAGTAGTAGAAAAAGAAAAGCAAAATGTTGCCTCAAAGTACTTTGCAAACATTGAAACGTAATTTAAAATTAGGCAATAGTCCTGGTGTAGATTATGCGCCAAAAGCAAAAATTGAAAGAGATTTTGTAGCTTTACATACCGTTGAATTGATACCAGATAGAAATGGTAATGGTGATGATGTATTTAAAGCATCAAATGTAAAGTATGCTTTAGATAAAGAAGATCATGGTTATGAAAAAGGCGAAGATGAAGATAACTATGATCTTTTTAAAGATGAAGATGATGAGCATGAATACATTATTATCAGAAGAAAAAAGTTGCGCGAGATAGCACCCAGATTAGATATATAACAATGAAAATAATTAAGCCTTTAGCCAATAGTATAACACTTACTACAGCTAATACAGTAAATGATGCGAAATTAGTGTATGTTCTTGCAACAGTTGCTGCAACTTTAGTTACTGTAACTTCTAATACAAATGTAATAAAAGGTTCTATTGTTGTTCCTCCCAATAATTTTGTTCTAATTGAAAAAGAACAAACAGATACACTTACAGCAAATTTAGCAGTTTTTGCAACATCAGTAGCATATAAAGACTAATGATGCGCATATTATCAGAATTCAGATCTGATATAGAAATATTAGAAGAAAATTTTTCTGATACACAAAAAAATTTATATATAAAAGGTATTTTTTTACAAGCAGATATAGAAAATAGAAATGGTCGTATATATCGTTTGCCAATTTTGCAAAAAGCAGTAAATGAATACAATGAAAATTATATAAAAACAAATAGAGCTTACGGTGAATTAGGACATCCAAATACACCAAGTTTAACTATTAATTTAGATAGAGTATCACATATTATTACTGAACTTGTTCAAGATGGTAAGAATTTTATAGGTAAAGCAAAAATTGTTGATACACCAATGGGAAACATTGCAAAAGGATTATTAAAATCAGGTGCTAATTTAGGTGTATCTTCAAGAGGTTTTGGTTCTTTAAAAGAAAATAATGGTGTGCTTGAAGTAGAAGAAGGATTTAAATTATGTACTGCAGCAGATATAGTAGCCGATCCATCAGCGCCAGATGCTTTTGTAAATGGTATTTTAGAAAATTATGATTGGGTCTATGATATTTCCAGCAATTCTTGGTATAAAGAAAAAATAGAAGAAACAAGAAAAAAATTACATAAAAAAACAGTAAAACAAATAAACGAAAATAAAATAAAAGTTTTTGAAATGTTTATAAAAGAATTAACAAAAAATAATTAAAAATATACAATAATATAAATATTTGTAAAAAAGAGGTTTCGACACATGTCAGAAAAGATAGAACAAAATAATATGAATATGCCTGTTTCTTCTGGTGCTGAAACATTAGCCCCAAATTCAAATCCTGCTGATGATGAAAAAACCAGAATAGAATATCTTTATAAAATGATTGATATGCTTGGTGTAATGGATAAAGAAGATTTATCTTATTTATTGCAACAGGCTTTAGACTTAATAGGTAAAGAAGCTGATTCTTTACCTGTTAATGCTAATGCTGATATGAATAGAGCTACTATTGCTGCTAAAAATATAAAAGAATCTTCTCATGAAAATGATGAAGATAATGAAGATGATCAAAAAAGCAAAGATGACAATGAAGATAATGATAATGATGTAAAAGAAAACACTGATGTTTCAAATGAAGATGAAGTTGATGATGAGAAAAAAGATAAAGAAGAAAATGATGAAAATATTGATAGTGATGAACTATTGAAAAAAATGATTGATAAAATTGATGTTTCTGATGATATCAAAGATTTAATGGTAAAAGAAGGTTTTTCTAAAGAATTTATTAATAAAGCTTGTGTTCTTTTTGAAGCAGCATTAAATGCTAGAACTAAAGTAATTAATTATACTTTAAAGGAATATTATAAACAAAAACTAAAGAAACAAACAAAAATAATTGAAAATAGAATTGTAAAGAAATTAGATAAATATTTATCTTATCTATCCGAACAATGGTTAGCTGATAATGCTGTTGCAATAGAAAAAAGCTTAAGAACTGAATTGACTGAAGACTTTATTAATAATCTATATAAACTTTTCAAAGAACATTATATTTCAATTCCAGAAGAAAAAATTGATGTTGTAGAACAATTGGCTCAAAAAATTAATCAACTTGAAGGTCAATTAAATGAAGCTATAAATAATAATCAACGTTTGAAGGAAAAACTTCTTTTACATGAAAAAAGAAAAGTAATAGAAAATGCTACTATGGGTTTAAGTTTATCACAAAAAAATAAATTCTTAGAATTAGCTGAAAATTTAAACTTTGATGGTGATATCAAGAAATATCGTGAAAAGTTATCTATTATAAAAGAACAATATTTTAATACTAAAACAAAGAAAAATAATATTTTAGAAGAAACATACGAAGGTGAAGATACTGCAGTTAATAAAAACATTGATCCTATGATATTTAGGTATTCTGAAGCAATTTCAAAAATTGCAAAAAAATAAATAATATTAAATAAAAAATAAAAAGGAAGGGAAACAAATGAATATTGCTGAAACACTCCAAAGAAAATGGGCACCTATTTTGGAGCATAAAGATTTAAGCCCAATTAAAGATGCCCATCGTAAAGCTGTTACTGCAGTATTATTAGAAAACACTGAAAAAGCTATTAGAGAATCAAACGCACACGGTGCCTATCAAGTTTTGTCAGAAGCACCTACCAATGTACCATTTAATGCTATGGGTGCTTCAAGCTCAACTGCAGGTGCTGGTCCATTTGACTTATATGATCCAATTTTAATTAGTCTTGTAAGACGTGCTATGCCAAATCTATTGGCATATGATATTTGCGGTGTTCAACCAATGACCGGCCCAACAGGTTTAATCTTTGCAATGCGTGCTAGATATGGTGATGCTGGTCTTGGTAATACATCTTCTCATGGTAATACAAAAGCTGGTACAGAAACTTTCTATAATGAAGTAAATACTGCATTTTCTACTGTTGTAACTGGTGCTAACACATTTGGTCAAAAGCATGTTGGTACATATCCTGGTACTTCTTCTGGTGGTCCATTAACTTCAGTAAATACATATAACACTGGTACTGGTATGAGCCGCTCTCAAGCTGAAGCTCTGGGAGCAGATGCAAATACTGCATATCCACAAATGGGTTTCAGTATTGAAAAAGTAACAGTAGAAGCAAAAAGCCGTGCTTTGAAAGCAGAATATACTCTTGAATTAGCACAAGACCTAAAAGCAATTCATGGTCTAGATGCTGAAGCTGAATTGGCTAATATTCTTTCTGCTGAAATTTTAGCAGAAATAAACAGAGAAGTAGTCAGAACTATTAATATTACTGCAGTTCAAGGTGCTGCAGAAAACACTACAACTCCTGGTGTATTTGATTTAGATACAGATTCTAATGGTAGATGGCTTGTTGAAAAATTTAAAGGTTTGATGTTCCAACTTGAAAGAGAAGCAAACAGAATTGCACGTGATACTCGTAGGGGTAAAGGTAATATTGTAATTTGCACTTCTGATGTTGCTTCTGCTCTACAAGCTGCTGGTGTATTGGATTATGCTCCAGCATTGGCGCAAAATAATCTTGAAGTAGATGATACAGGTACTACATTTGTAGGTGTATTAAATGGTAGATTGAGAGTCTATATTGATCCATATGCTTCAGGCGGTCAATATATGACAGTTGGTTATAAAGGTTCAAGCCCATTTGATGCTGGTTTATTCTATTGCCCATACATTCCACTACAAATGGTAAGAGCTGTTGATCCTGGTAACTTTGCTCCTAAAATTGCATTTAAAACAAGATATGGTATGGTTGCCAATCCATTTGCTGAAGGTGCTACAGTAGGTAACGGTCAACTCGCATTTAATACTAATGTTTATTATCGTCGCGTTGTTGTTCGTAATCTAATGTAATCGAAAATAGCCAATAAAAATAATAAAATAACTTGGGGCAGGTCAACCCTGCCCCTTTTTATTGATTGGTAAAGATGAGCTAATACACGATTATAACCGTGTATATTCCGAACTCATAGACCCAGCTATTGCTGGCGCCTCCTTCGGTTTTTGTTTAACGTCCGACTTGGCTCCCAAACCAGACGAACATATTTATACATCACCAATAAGAATTTAGGGCTTTAGTTGCTTCAATGAAACTATTTTTGTTGTATAAATCATACTGTAATCTGTATGTTTGAAAAAACTTAGGGATAGCCTACCCCTTTTTTCATTCATTGATTTGTAAAGAAGTGCTTAAAGCATCTGGGTTCATAGCTTTCTGCACCACCAATGAGAAATATAGCATCATTGTCTATCAAACGTTTACTATATTCAGCTCTTTCGGAACATACAGAACATTTTGAATACAATACTGTAACATTTTTTGCATATAGATTTTGTAGCAATTCTTGCATGATAGAAAACATGCGCCCTTTGTGATCAAAATTTAAACCAAAAATAAAAACTTCTTTATTATAAAAATTTAAAGTTTCAATTGCTTTAATGAAACTATTTTTATTGTATAAATCATATTGTAATCTATATGTTTGAAAAAACTGAAATTCATCAAATAAAAATACATCATAATTTTGTATATTTTTGTAAATTTCATATGGTGTTTCGATTAATTGACATTTAATAGTTGATCCATCATGTGTTGTAATATTTTGTGACCGATTATCAATAGTGGGTTTATAAACTATAGTTCTTTTACCTTTTGTAACACTATCATTATAAATTTCTATAAGTTTTGTGCTTTTACCCGCAAACATTGGACCTATTATAAGATAAACATTTTCAAACATATTTTTGGTCCTTAAATAAGCAACATTAAGTTAATTTTCTTGCCAATGAATGATAGACACCAGCTGCTATTTCTACCCATGTGCTACCATCTACTTGTGTCGGTAAACACATATGAGTTTTAGTATTATTACCTAATTGACCAAAATCATTACGACCCCATACCCATAATGTACCATCATTCTTTCTTGCCAATGAATATTGAGCACCAGCAGCTATTTCTACCCATGTATCACCATCTATTTGTATTGGTAAATTTTTTTGAATGGTAGTACCATCTCCTAATTGTCCAAAGTCATTATTGCCCCATGCCCACAATGTACCATCACTTTTTAATGCTAATGTATGATTATCGCCTGCAGCTATTTCTATCCATGTATTACCATCTACTTGTATTGGTGAAGTTTTACTAATAGTAGTATTATCACCTAATTGTCCATAATTATTTTGGCCCCACGCCCACAATGTACCATCATTTTTTATTGCTAATGAATGATTAGCACCACTAGCTATTTTTGCCCATGTATTACCATTTATTTGCATTGGTAAACTTCTATCAATAGTAGTATTATCGCCTAATTGACCAAAATCATTACGTCCCCATGCCCATAATGTACCATCATTTTTTCTTGCCAATGAATGAAAATCACCTGCAGCTATTTCTGCCCATGTATTACCAGCTATTTGTAACGGTGAATTTATGCGAGTAGTAGTGTCATCAATCAAATTAGTATTGTTACCTAATTGACCATAAGAATTATTGCCCCATGCCCACAATGTACCATCGCTTTTTCTTGCCAATGAATGAAAAGCACCTGCAGCTATTTCTACCCATGTATTACCATGTATTTTTACTGGCGCATTTCTTTGAATATTAGTATTGTCACCTAATTGACCATGATAATTATCACCCCATGCCCACAATGTACCATCGCTTTTTCTTGCCAATGAATGAAAAGCACCTGCAGCTATTTCTACCCATGTATTACCATCTACTTGTACTGGTGAAATTTTACTAATAGTAGTATTATCACCTAATTGACCGCTACTATTATAACCCCATGCCCATAATTGCCCAAAAGAATTTAAATTTTCATTTTTTATAGACATTTGCCTTTCCTTTCCTAATAAATATGATTTACCTAATAATAAATATTATTGTAATTATATATTTCATAAAGAAGAGAAATAAATGACTGACGAAAATAAAAAGAACTTTCTATCACCTCTTAATTTTAAGTTTATAATAAAAAGAGCTCCAAATTTAAACTTCTTTGTTCAAGCCGTGAACATTCCTAGTTTATCATTAGGTTCTATAGAAGTCAATAACCCAAATTTGCGTGTTCCTTATGGAGATGTTCATTTAATGTATGATGAACTTAAATTGACTTATGCAGTAGATGAAAATTTAGCAAATTTTATGGAATTACATAAATGGTTAAGATCATTAGGTAAAAGAACTTATAAAGAATATGAAGAATTACAAGATAAAAAAATATTTACAGGCGAATCTTTGCGTTCAGATATTTCATTAAGTATACTTACAAGCCATAGAAATCCAAATTTTGAAATAGTTTTTAGAGATTCTATACCAATTTATGTAGGTGGACTTAATTTTGATACTAGAGAAAATGATGTAAATTATATTGTTTCACAAGCTATATTTCGTTATGTTGACTATGAAATATTCAAATACTAAAATTTAAAACGGAATAAAGCACATGAATCAAAGTAAATTTAAAGCAGTTGAAGTAAAACCTAAATGGAATGAAAAAGATTTTGGGTGTGGTCATTATGAAATTTTAATTGATGGAAATATTGTTACTTTTAAACATTGGAATGAGATTCCAGAAGAATTTGAAGAAATTATTTCTTTTCTTCCAGAAATACCACCAGCACCACATACTGAAAAAGAACATGAATTTATTGAAAGCATACCTAATATATTTAGAAATTTCTTAAAAAAAAGAAAAAAGAATAGAAACTAAAATGGCACCAGCAGTAGCAAGAATAGGTGATGCAGAATTACCTCATTGTTCAGGTATGAGTAGAGCACAAGGTAGTCCTAATGTATTTGCAAACGGTTTAGGTATATCAAGACAAGGTGATTTAAATACTTCACATTTATTGCCTGGTAAAGTATGTCCAGTTCATAGTACACCAATAATTTCTGGTAGTAGTACTGTATTCATAAATGGTAAACAATGTGGTAGAGTAGGTGATCCAACATGTACTGCAGTAGCTCAAGGTAGTCCTAATGTATTTGCTGGTGACTAAACATTTGGCAGATTGTTTAGCATCAATAATTAGATTCATCATAAACTAAAAAACTTTCATGAGTTATGCTATTTTTGCATAGCTGGTATACGGCAAGTGCCAATTGACGGTTTAAAAAAATATGGTATAATAATTGTTGATGCTAAGGAACAATAGTATATTATTAGTATATATAATTATATACTAGTACTAATAATATTATTGTTATTAAGAAGCTAATAATATAATTAATTTTTTAGTTAATTTTTTTAAGGAATTTGATTTATGAAAATTCAAGAATTAATAGATGAATGGAATAAAGATTGTATTATAGATAAAGCTAAATTAGATGATGAATCTTTAAAAATACCTTTATTACATTCCAAATATTATAATTATTTTATTCAAGAGAAACTTATACTTCAAAAACTAGAATCAGAATATAAAAAATTAGAACTTGAAAAATATGAATTTTATACTATGGGTCATACAGAAGAAACAAAACAAAAAGGATGGAAATTACCACCAAAAGGAATGGTGCTTAAATCTGATGTAAATATGTATATTAAAGCGGATCCAGATATCATAGATTTAACTACAAAAATAAGTTTAGTTCAAGAAAAAATTAATTTTTTAGATTCAATTATAAAATCATTACAATATCGTTCTTATACTATTAAAAATGCTATTGAATTTATGAAATTTACTCAAGGATTTTGATATTAAAAGGAATTACATGTAATTCATGGAAAATATAATAAAAGTAAAAAAACATAATAATATTTACTATGCTTTAGATGCTGAAAAATCAATTTGCTATGAGCTTATGAATCATTTTACTTATGAAGTACCAGGTGCAAAGTTTACACCTGCATACAAAGCAAGAATATGGGATGGTAAAATAAGACTTTTTTCACCATCAAATTGTTTGTTATACATTGGTCTTCATGAAGAATTAAATGCATTTTGTAAAAAAAGAAATTATATACTGCAATATGATGATGATATTAAACATGATTTTGAGTTTTCAGAATATGAATGTAATAATTTTATAAAATCTTTACAATGCAAATATCAACCTAGAGATTATCAAATACAAACTTTTATTCATGCTTTAAGAAAAAGAAGAGCATTAATACTAAGCCCTACATCTTCTGGCAAAAGTTTGATGATTTATTTGATTACAAGATTTTTAAATAAAAAAACTATAATTATAGTACCTACTACTTCTTTAGTGCATCAAATGTTTGATGATTTTGTAGATTATGGTATGAATCCTTCAAATATACATAAAATATTGCAAGGTCATGAAAAAAATACAGATAAACAAATAGTAATATCCACTTGGCAAAGTATTTATAAATTACCAAAGCAATGGTTTAAGGATTTTGAAGTTGTTATAGGAGATGAAGCACATTTATTTAAAGCAAAATCTTTAGTTAAAATTATGACAAATTTAGTAAATTGTGAATATAGATATGGTTTTACTGGTACACTTGATGGTACTGAAACAAATAAATTAGTATTACAAGGGTTGTTTGGTCCAGTAAAACAATTTATAAGTACTAATGAACTTATAGAAAAAAAGTATCTATCTGAATTTTCAATAAAAATTTTGTTACTCAAACACCCTAAAGAAATAAGAAAAACTTATTCTTCTGTTGACTATCAAACTGAAATTGATTTTATAGTAAGAAATAAACATCGAAACAAGTTTATAAAAAACTTAGCGCTTTCACTAAAAAATAATACTCTTTTGTTATTTCAATATGTTGACAAACATGGTAAAGTATTATATGATGAAATAGTAAAAGATGCTATTGACAAACAAGTATTTTTGATATATGGTAATGTACCAGGTGACATAAGAAATGATATTCGTGAAAAAATAGAAAGCATTAACAATGCTTTAATTATAGCTTCTTATGGCACTTTTAGTGCTGGTGTAAATATAAAGAATTTGTCAAATATCATCTTTGCAAGTCCATCAAAATCACGTATTAGAAATTTGCAGTCTATTGGCAGGGGTTTAAGAATTTCTAATACTAAAAATAAAGCTATACTTTATGATATAGGAGATAATTTATGCTATGGAAAATTAAAGAATCATACTTACAATCATTTACAAGAAAGAATAAAACTTTATACACAAGAAAAGTTTCCTTTTAAAACTTATGAAATAGAATTGGACTACACATTATGAGTAAAGAAACCAAAGAATATTTAAATAATAAGTATTTTTTTCAATTGCTTGTTGCTTATAAGCAAGCAAGAGAAAAAAACGAAAATGCTAAAATGCCTGATGAGTTAGGTAGATGCATAATGCTTCTTTGTGAAAGACTTGCAAGTAGATTAAATTTTAATGGTTATACTTATAAAGAAGATTTAATAGGTGATGCTATAGAAAATTGTATACTTAGCATAAAAACTTTTGATCCGGAAAAATCAGATAATGCATTTGCTTATTTTACTCAAATAGCATGGAATGCTTTTATTAGAAGAATTAAAAAAGAAAACAAGCAACTTTACATTAAACATAAAAATTTATTACATACTATAAGTGCTATGAATCCAGAAATATTTGGGGAAGATGATATAAATATAATTCCTTATAAATTAAAAGAAAGCAATTATGCTATAATTGAAAATTTTGAAAGCAAACTAAAAAAAGCTGAAAAACAAAAGATATAGAGTAAGTTTTTCATGAGTAAAATAGCATTGATTACTGATACACATTATGGAATAAGAAATGATAATCAAATTTTTTTAGACAAAAACAAAAAATTCTTTGATAATTTCTTTTTTAAAGAAATAGATGAACAAGGAATTAAACATGTTATACATTTGGGTGATTTAGTAGATAGAAGAAAGTTCATTAATTTCAATACAGCACGACATTTAAGAAAAGATTTTATTGAACCATTAATTAAAAGAAATATAGATTATCATCAAATACTTGGTAATCATGATGTTTATTATAAAAATACAAATGATGTTAATGCTGTAGAAGAACTCTATGCACATAGATTAAATTATTATCATGAACCAAAAGAATTGCAATTTTTTGGTAAGAGTATTTTATTTCTGCCATGGATATGTGATGAAAATAGAGAAATGAGTATGGCTGCTATCAGTAATACAAAAGCAACAATATGTATGGGACATTTACAAATAAATGGTTTTCAAATGCAAGGTGGTAATATTTGTAATAATGGAGAAAATTTAGATTTATTTGATCGGTTTGATTTTGTTTTTTCGGGCCATTTTCATGTAAAAAGTCATCATAAAAATATATATTACTTAGGTTCACATTCGCAATTTATATGGTCAGATTATAATAATCCTCGTGGGTTTCATATTTTTGATACAAAAAACAATAAATTAACTTTTTATGAAAATCCATATAAAATGTTTACTAAACTATTTTATGATGATAAAGATAAAGAAATAAATCAAATACTTGATTATGATTTTAATAAACATAAAGATACTTATGTTAAAATTATTATAAAATCAAAACAAAATCCATATTATTTTGATAAGTTCTATAATAAGTTAGAAGAAGTACAGCCTATAGATATACAAATTGTTGAAGAAAATGTTTTAGGTGATTTTGAAGAAGATATTGAAAAAATAGTAGAAACTCAAAACCCTATCGAAATATTTCGTTGGTATATAAATCATAGTAATATACAAAATCCAAAGAAATATGAAAGCATTATAAATGAACTTTATAAAAGAGCTATAGAAATGGAATAATAATATGATTATAAATTTTAACAAAATTCGTTGGAAGAATTTTCTTTCTACGGGTAATGATTTTATTGAAGTAAATCTTCAAACTCCTGGTATTACTTTAATTGTTGGAAAAAATGGAAGTGGCAAGTCTACAATACTTGATGCTTTAACTTTTGCGCTTTTTGGTAAAGCATTTCGTAATATTAACAAGCCTCAATTGATTAATAGTATAACAAAAGGAAATATGATCGTTGAGCTTGAATTTGTAATTGGTAAAAATGAATATAAGATTGTTAGAGGCTTAAAACCTAATGTATTTAAAATTTTTATAAATGGTTCTTTGCTAAATCAAACAGCAGAGATTAAAGATTATCAAGATATTTTAGAAA